CAAACCAGTAATCTTTCCGTTGGGTTCCGGGGCATTACTGAGGACAGGGCTTGCAAACATGAACCAACCTTTTGACGCATAGTCGTATATACGCTGTGCCAGATCAAGGTCACCGCCGCAATAGGCCACACTAGCACGAGCAAAGGCTTCTTGTGGAGACTCTTCAGTGTTGAGCATATAGTAGTCTTGCATGAGCTTAACAGCTTGTTCACTGAGGCGAGAGTCCCTTTCATAGTCAATCGTTATCCCAAGGTGTGTTTTCATCAAATTCTCCAGTAAGATAGTCTTGTTTTTCTTCGATCTTATCCCCGAATCGGTGGACCAAATCATCTGAGCATATCTCTAACAACTCCATCAGAGACACCTCATCCAATTGCATCAGTCTTTCTTTAAGTTCTTGTAGTGTTATCATGATGCGACCTACTATTTTACCAAAGTTCTATGCACTTGTCAAGATAATGTTTGGCTTTCTCCAGATCAATCTTGCCACCTTTGTCTTGAAAACGTGCGATGTATTTGATTACATTACCTAACATGAATCCCTTGTACTGCTCTTCGGTCATCCAAGACTCCATTGCATGCCAAGGTTGAACATCTTTGTCTAGGTAGTGTCCTCCCCCTACTTGATGCTTATCACTCATCATCTGCTTTACCCGGATGCCACATACCTACAGTGTTACCAGAAAAGTCTGCTTGGTTGAGGTCAAAAGGATAACCCCAATGTCCCTCAATAACACGGACGATTGGTCCAACAACTTCTTGCCAAGAACAGTCATCATGCTTTTCAAAGCTTACTGTTGTTGTTACACCATTAGAGGTGATTCTAAATGAGACATCAACAGTGTGCTCCTCATCGTCATATAAATACATATCGTGATCCCCACTCATTTCTTTCTTTCCTCTTTCGTTTTCTTGCTGTGACATTCCTTACACAAAACTTGTAAGTTGTCCTTCTCGCAAAACAATGTCTCTACAAATCCCGGCAGATCGCTGTAGTCTTTGAGAGTACCGGCTGGCTTGATATGATCTACCTGCACCTCTGTACTCTTGAATAAATCGTTACATTCTGCGCAACGATACACCCACTTAGTGCGCTTGTCTCTGCCCCTGTAAGGCCTCTTCGCATCATCCATGACTTGGTAGCGTACCGGGTACTTTGTCCATGCTCTACGTAATGCGGAGCGTATGAAGCTAAAGTATCTGGCACTGGTCCATGTGTTGCCTGCCTTGTTCTTTACTCCTCGTGTCATACTGGTGGGGTGAAGTATTCATCTGGATTACGGAGCATCCATAGGAGGTGAGCATTTTCAATTGCTCTTTCTTCGGAGCCATGCTTCTCCACACATACATCCCACATCTGCTTTTCACTCAGTCCTTTGAGTAATTTGTCAGCAGTCTTTGGACCGATTCCCTTAACACCCTTGATGTTGTCTACGGTATCTCCGGTTAGCATCTGCATATAGAAAGAATAGATTCCTTCTTCTGGAGATACGTAGAACAAATCATCCTTCACAAAATTATAATGCCAACCCGGAACTTGATTGAGGTCTTTGTCTATCGTGACAATCACACTGTCATCGCCAAGCTCAGTTGCATTGATTGCAATAGCATCGTCGGCCTCCATGCCTGTGATGACCTGAGCACTCCACCCACTCTCAAGATACTCACGTAGTAGGTGGTAGTGCTTAGGCTTATCTTTTTTACGGGTGCCCTTATAAGGTGCTGTCTTGGCAACATCGTATCGGAAGTTACCCTTACCAGTCAGAAACACCTCCCAGCGATTCACTGGGAGCTTGAACATGATAAGGTCTTCCAACGACTCTGCCATTGTTTGGATGGCGTAGGACTCCGGTTCTGATTCCGAAGCAAATGCCACACGGTAGACAAAGATGTCAGCATCAATAAGAGCAGTATCCATTATAAGATTTCATCATCATCAGCAATGGATTCAGGGATGTCGCCGCCTTCGTAGGTGACGAGCTCCTCAACCACAAGCTTTTTCAACGATGGGCTACGTCCCTTCTTGGCGCCGTATGACCAGTCATAAAACCCAACCAATGCGATGGCCTTACTCCCATTACCAATAGGTACACCATCAATCACCTCTCCGTTTTTATCATAAGCGTGGATAGGCTTGGTTGATTTGCAGACAACGAAGTTGCCCTTACCTTCCTTGTTGTTCACGGCAATCCCTAGTTCTTCCAAGGCAGATACTGCCGCATCAGAAAGATTTGCTAGGTCCACTTGATACTTGCCGGTGTAGTCGTTTACACGGTCAAGGTAGGGCCACATGATCTCTGCACGAATCTTTACTTTTTCCATCTCATTCTCCTTTGTTGGTGAGATAATAATATTATAACACAACGATTTAGTGTGTGTCAAACCAATTGTTACCAATCTTTGCTTCGGCATCTACTGGACACCGAAACCCCAAAATCTCGCCAGCTTTACCAGCCGACTCTACCATGATTGACGCAACAGCTTCTGCATCTGCTTGCTGTGCTTCAACTTGGATTTCATCATGCACGAAAGCAACCTGCTGTACAGATAGTTTTTGTCTCTTGAACTCTTCGTGCGCTGTGATGCACCACTGCTTCGCAATAATAGCCCCACATCCTTGTAGTAGTGAGTTAAGTGCGGCATGGTCTGATCGCACCAATATTCTTCTACCATCCAAGCCCGGTACGTACCCTTTGTTCGCCACCTTCTTAACTTTCTCCATAAGTTTCGATAGCGCAGGGGTGTTGCGATAAAAGTTCTGCAATACTTCGTTCCCTTCCTTCGCACCGCCCCCGACAATACTACCAATTTTGGCTGGTCCTGCACCATACAGTGTTGCGTAGATAAGAGTCTTAGCCTGCGGTCTTGTAATGCCTGCGGCGTCAGCGTTCTTCTGATGGATGTCGCCATTCAATAGTTCCTCTTGCCATTCTGGATCTTGCATATAGTGTGCAAGACAACGTAGTTCAATGCCCGAAAGGTCCGTACCAACAAGAACATTCCCTACATCAACAGTGAACATCTTTCTGCACTCTTCGCCGTAAGGCTTTGAAACCGAAGGGATTTGTCCCATGTTTGGACTGTGATGTGTCATCCTCCCGGTCACTGCACCATTGGTGATGATGCGTCCATGCACACGTCCTGTATTCTCATCAACATGCTTGAGCCATGAGTCAATGAGTCCGACACGCTTCTGAATCATCAAGTATTCTGAAATAACTTTTGCTTCAGGTATTTCGATTTCTTCCAAGATGTTCTCGTCAACAATGGGCTGGCCTGTTTCAGTGTGCTTACTTGGTTTCCATCCCAAGCCCATGAGACGCTCACCGATTTGCTTGCGACTCCCTACATTGAAGACTGTCACCTTGTCCTTCAATTGCTTGCCTGTCTTTTCTGACCAACGCTCTTCCACAATAGGCGGAAAGATTGCTTGAAGTTCAGACTCAATAGCATCCATTCGATCTGCAAGAGTAGCACGAAGCAACGTAGCCTTTTCAACATCAAGTTTGAAGCCATTCCTTTCTTGCTTTGAACACAACACTGCGATGCGGTGCTCGATCTCAATACTTCTTTCACTCTCTTTCCACTTCCCTAGTTGTTCCATCAAATACTTGTACACATCTGCTGTCAAGCTTACGTCTTGCTTGCAGTAGTGTATCATTTCTTCAGACAAGCCACCATCGTAGTCTTCGAAGTCAATCTTCTGGTTCTTCAGTCGAAGTCCCCACGACTTCAAGCTGTGGCCTCCTTCTAACTGTGGACTCAAAAGTCTCGAAAGAATCAATGTGTCTACCGCTTTCGATTGTGGTATCCCAATGTTCCAGAGCTGTCGCAACACTGGTGCATCGAAACCAATTATATTGTGCCCGATTATTTGATCGTACTCCTTTACCAGTGGAGCGAGCGTTGATGGATCTGTATGACATACTTGCTCTCCTGTCTCAAGATTCTGCGTGACCACGCACCATATCACTGTGTGCTTGCTGTTTGTCTCGATGTCGAGTATAAGTTGTTTCATCTCTGTGCTCTACAAAATAACATTGACGGTCTCTAGGATCGAAGCCTAGAATCTGTACTCCCATTTCTATTTGATCGGGTGTTCTTGTTCCTGTCTTTCGGAAGCATTCTTCGTATTCATCGCTGTGCTTCCTGAAAGTTTTCACATCAATCAATATAATACTACCATCATTTGATCTAGCAATCAAGTCAATAGGACCATCACATCCTGCATTCTTGAACACCTCATATCCCTGATCCCAGAGCCATGTCACTGCATAGTATTCTGCAAAGTCTCCTGACCTGTTGGTACTGAAGTCTGTCACAGTGCTTCCTCCTCAACCTCTACCATGCGTCCTGTCTCTTTCGAGTAGAGAAGATTGCATGCCGGTCCTGTCATACCACTGAAGCGATTCTTTAACACACGCACCTTTGTGGTGTTGCGCTCTTCCTCGTCTTCTGCCTGACCATTACGCTCCAAGCCAATCACCATGTCAGACAACTGAGCGATGGAGCCAGAACCACGGAGCTGAGCCAATGATGTAGCCGCACCCTCTTCGTGTCCCTTATTCTCTGGGCGTTTTAGATGCGACACAATAACTAATGCAATGCCTGTCTCCTGCACGAGCATACGGAGCTTGGTCATGATTTCGTCGATTGCTTTTCGCTCATCTCCATTAGACTGAGCACTAACAATGATAGAGATATGATCGACAAACACATACTTACATCCAACAACTTTGGCAAGGTAGCGTACACGATTGACGATATTATCAACATCACTGGAGCCAAAATGGTCAAAGAGATACACACGATTTGTACCCAATGTTTTAGCAAATGCATCATCCTTCTCCTCTTGCGATGCCACTGTGTCTGGTAGATGTAGAGGCTTGTCCGCCGCCAATGACATCAAGGATAAACCTGTTCTGCGTACACTCTCTTCCAAGAACATGAGCCCAATGGACTCCTCCGTGTCTCGCAGAATATGCCACACAATCTCACGAACAAACTGAGACTTACCAAGACCACTCCCTGCTGTGATGGTCACGAGCTCTGTATTGCGAAGACCATATGTGAGCTTATTCATTCCTGTGAATGGATAGAGAACATCTGCCTTCGCCAATGGCTTCATGACCTGATCGTATAAACTCTCACCTGCCACAATACCATCTGGAGTGTAACGCTCTGATCTCCAGAATGCATTTACAAATAGCTCTTGCTTCCCATCCTTGAGAAAGTCACATGCATCCTTGAATCCATTCTGCACCTTCATGCACTTGGACTTGTGAGCCAAGAGCTCAGCACATTCAGCCTGTGCCTGCAATCCCGGAGCATCAGAATCAAAGCAGAACACCACCTCATCAAAGCTATCGAGATATTCATAATTGCTCTTGATGTCATTCAATGCAGACTGTGCACCATTACGAACAGACACAACAGCATACTTACTACCAAGCATCTGATATGCGGCTAGAGCATCCAGCTCCCCTTCCACCACCAAGATACGCTGACCACCAGATGAAAAGCGATCCTGACCAAACAATATCTTACTATCCTTCCAAGCACCCTCGATGGTGAAATTCTTCTCCCCATCTATGCGTATCTTCCGAGCATCATCACCGAATGGAAAGACCAAGTCATTGCCTCTGTATCCCACCCCATAGAACTGACATGTATTCACTCCTATCTTACGAGACGACAAAGCCGTGTAGGAAATGCTCTGAGGCTTCATAGGAGCCTCTCTGTGCGACGATCTCTTTGGCATGCTCACTACCCTACCAGTGTTGCTCTCTTCATTGGCAGAGGGAGGCACATTAGCTCCGCATGAGAAGCACTTCCCCCATCCCTTATCGTCAATTGCATAGGCATCAGAGCTCTCACACTTTGGACATGCTAGATTGAAATCCACGAATGGCATTACAATTCTCTCTCTATTTTGTTTGCATAGTTTTTAATGAATGGGAGTGTTGGCTCTGAAGAATACTCCTCCAGCTTTTCCAAGAACTCTGCCATTCCCCAAGACTGAACATACTCAGCACATACGCATAATGCTACATGCATTGCCATCTCCTGAGCGATGTTCTCATCTATCTTTTCCATGTTCCATCCTATCTATGTTGTCTATGTATTCTGTATACATAGAAGACATTGTCTTTGAAGTACACCGTATATAGCATTAGAAGATATACAATAACAACTATGTATCCTGTGTACCTATATAGATATTATATCAAGTTGTCAGAATCTGTCAAGTCCTGATCATCACAATGCATCAAATCAAATCTCTCTAAGGCATTGATTTCATTAGAGACACTAATGTAACATTGATTACAAAGATCAATAAACTCACCCGTTTCTTTAGACTTCCTTGTTGCTTCGAAGTCATTCAAAGCAACATCACATGCACGACACTTCATCTTCTACACCTCATTCACTTTACATTCTTTGACATAGTCTTCATATGCATCGAAGGCATCACGCTTGGTAATGTCTTTGTACAATGCAATCATCATCTCTTCACTCACAATGTTCTCAAGCTTCTGCTCTTCGATGGCATTGATGACTTCTTGGATTGTCCAAGCCACTGCCTCATCGTACATATCATCATCCCACATAATACTTCTCCTCATCGGACACAAACACATTGTATTATATATCAAAATAAAAATAAAATTTTTTTTTCAAAAAGACGGATCACTTGGACCCGTCATCGTCTTTGAATATGTGCTCGAGCGTATCGAATACGATGATGCATCCGAATACGAACAGAGCCGCTAGATATATCTTCTCAATCATGAGCCCACCAAATAGTCATAGTGCACCATTGAAACGTGATCACCATCGGCCCATCGTTTCGGATCCTTCTTGGCTATCAGATTGCACCATGAGTCCCATAGCCAAGCGCATCGACGTTTCTTGCAAGCTTCAATGTATGCATCAATTTTCTTTCGCTTGGTGTCAGGCTTTACCTTCTTGGATAGATTGAGAACCGAAGGTGCAATGTTCAAGCGTCTCAGATTGTGCACGTCGATGCATCCAACCCGACCGGCAAACAATTGGCAACAGAACCCAGCCTTTGCCAGTCCCAATCCCGGAACCTGCAAGAATGCATCCATCAATTCCGCATCGCTTTGAGCGTCCATTGCATCCCGGTACAATTCGTCCCTATGATGCATGAGCCAGTCGAGTGTCTTTAGCTTGTTTCCCCAAACATATTTGCTCATAATCCCATACTCTCTATAGTCTCGCTTCTGAGTGCCTTTCGATTGCCATGGTTGCTGGATTGATAGCACCACCATCATCACCATATCTTGCATGTGCTTCGGGGATTGCTGGGACCACTCATTAATCAATGGATTGTGTTTCTTGAATGACATAATCAAACAAGGC